GTGTGGTACATGTCCGCTGGGATCCATGCCAATCCTGTGACTGTATTCCCCTGTTCTAGTGAACACTGGACCAGAGTCTCGGCCATCGTAAATGTTTTCAAACGCCACAAATCCCATGTCTTGCGCCAGCTGTCTACATTGTTGTTCTTGATGTCGGTTGTGATCAAACGGAACAAAGCGCCACTTGGCTTGTCCTCCTGCACCGATAAACGCCTGTGCATTGGCAACAACTCGGTGCCAATCCGTGTCTTGACGGTACAGTGCGTGGGTGTCTGCCAATCCATCCAGCGCGAATCCCACCGTCACGTCTGGCAGTGCTAGTCTACGCCACCAATCTTGATTGCGTAAACTGCCGTTGGTGTTGATGTTTACTTTGATACTGTGCGCAACAAGGTACTCAACTATTTCCACAGCGTCACGAGCACTTGCAAAGTCTCCCAAATTGCCGTTGAAATTGACATGTGTTAATTGTGCAATTATAGGACCAACAATGTGTTGAAAATTTTCTAGGCTTAGTTCCACATCAGGGTAGCCAGAATTGTAATCCAATCCACGATAGTTGCGCATACACATGGGACAACGAGCATTGCATCGGGTGGTGAGTTCCACATGCACCTGGCGTATTTGATCAAGAACAAGCATGCAATATTTATAGGCTGCTATTTTGCTAAATACAATATGCAAACCAAATTTGTTGCTGTTGAATGTGATGTATATTGCGAGTGGAACAACCAACCACCGAGATATCGTGCCTATGTAAATAATGAACTTTTTATAGAACGTACATGGATTTGGAAAGATGCATATCTTAGAGAAAAATTTCAAATTCAAGCACTCCCTGGTCAATATCAAATTAGATATGAACCTTTAGACGGAGCAAAAATAACTTTGGAAAACTGGAAAGTACACAGTGGTCCAGCAGGCATTAATCAACAAGGGAATTTAGTAATTCATAATGAGAGCTCATGAAATCGTAGAATCAGCGTCAGCAGGCGCAACAGGTGCAGGTGGAGTTGCCCCTGTGGCCATGCCCATGGGTATGACGTCAAGATCTGGAGGTTCCATGCTCTCAGGTAAATATACAACTGGTTCGGACCCTACGCCGAATACACCTAAAGAATACAAAAGGAACAAGCATGCTCGCGGACAATTTGAAAACTCTATTGGCAAGTAATTTTGTCTACTATCTCAAAGCACACCAATTCCATTGGAATGTGGAAGGTCCTGACTTCAGCGAACTGCATAATTTTTTCCAAGAAATCTACGAAGACGCATATGGTGCGTTGGATCAAACAGCAGAATACATTAGATATCTTGACGAATACGCACCCGGCAGCATGGAACGTTTTAGTGAACTTAGTGTGATACAAGGACAATCAAAAATCCCACGTGCTCGACTCATGATCGAAGAGTTGTTGGCCAACACACAACAAATGATCGACCTGCTGAATCAGTGTTTTGCTGCTGCTGAACAAGAAAATCAACAGGGCATTGCTGACTTTGTGAGCCAGCGGTTGAGCCAACACGGCAAATACCAATGGCAACTGCGCAGTTATCTGAAAGACCAGCGAGCATGAGCAACGACATCCGTGACATACTACAACGCCTGACGGCAGTTGAAAGCCAACTAACCCCTGTGGGCATCAAGTCGGGTCTCAACCGACAACAAAAAAACGTACCACAATTGCCTGCACTGTTCAAGCCACATGGCATAAAAGCATTAGGCTCAAAAACTGATCCTAAACATCCCATGGCAGGATACATGGTTGGTGATTCAGTAGAACCTACTAAAACTGCACTGGAAGAAGCCATGGCAGAAATTGAAGAAGACATGCTCAGCAAGGTCAAGAAAGATCTAACACAATACTTGGATCGACTGGAAAAGAAAGTCAGCATCAGTCGCGATTTGAAAGACAAAGCAGTTGATGCTGTGAAAAAAGGCCAGGCTGAAGAAGAGATTGAAGAGTTTGCACCTCCTGGCGGAGACGACCGTGAACCTGATGAAGAAGAAATTCTTCGTCAATTAGCCGCACAATGGTGGAATGGTACAGAACAACAAATGGTCAAGGCACAGAACACTCTGGCTGCAATGGGCTGGGAAATTGGTCCAGATGAATCTGGTGATGACGATGCAGGTGTGTACGTGTATCGTATAGGGGACGAAGATGGCCGTGATACTGTAGCGTTTGCTCACAGTGATTTAGATTTAAACGAAGAAATAGACACTGATCCTGCTGCCATGCAAGGTCCTAGCGATCCGCTAGACACCGAAACAGCACACTACATTGAAGCAGGCATCACAGACAAACTAAATGCACCACAGGCTCCGCAAGCACCACAAGCCACATTTGAAATGGCTGATGGTGTGGCACTGGAATGCTGGGGCGATGACGACACAGGTTATGAACTGCGTCGTGGCGACAAGACCTTGCCCAGTCGCTTTAAGAACTTGGATGATGCTGGTATGGCAGTTAAACTGTATCAAGCCCGTAAAAAGCAACAACAACGGCCTGAGCAAGACCCAAGTCAAGATTACATAGAAGAACGATAATCATGATCATCAACGATTTATTCAACAACAAAAAAACTGCGGTGGCGGAAGGCGATTCAAGACACTCGTATGAAAATAATTATGTTATACTTGACCCCGATGGCAAGGTAAAAGCAATAAAACAAAATTTAGAAAAAGCTCGTCGGTGGCTTTTAAAATTAGAAAAGCAATTTGGCCCAGGATATAAAATTAGACCCGTTGATAACATGAAAAACATAGACGAAAATATGGCCGATGACATGGCAGCCATGGCACAGAAAAAGTTTCCTAACGCTTACATCAGCAAAGACGGGCAAGAAGTGCAAAAGCCAAAAAATTGGGGCAAGCAGTACACACCTCCGCCTGCGCCTCCTGCGGACTTGGAAAAGCAACAACGTGACTTGACTGCCAAGTATCCCAACATTGATGAGCTGGTGCGCAGAGCCGAACTCAACCGAGATCCCGACTACGAAATGGCCGATGGTGAAGCCTACTATGCTGCTCGTGATGCTGAACAGAACTATCAACGACTGCGACAAATACAACGCATAATTCAAGGCCTGACTGAATCACAACAATTAGACGAAATTAGTTTAGACCAAATTGGTCAAAGCATTGGCAATGTGATTGGTGGTGTGAGCAAGGCTGCTGGCGCAGTAGCCGGCGTGCCACAAGGCATTGGACGTGCTGTTAAAAAAGGTTATCGTGGCGCAGTGCAAGGTATCGGCGGTGCCGCAGACGATGGTTCAAATCCTAGATCTGATGTTCCAGGCGCAGCCTATGGCGGGAAACAAATTCCAACTGCAACTGGGATGATCAATCCTGCCACAGGTCGTGCCTATGTACCCAGTGACTTTGGTGATGACGAGCCTGCAGTGGTAGGATCCATGCAAACAACTGGTTCAGCTGATCGAACTATTGCAGTTGTTCAGCAAGATATTAAAAATCTTGACACGCAATATCGTACACAAATGCGTCAACTACAAAGCGAATTGCAACAAATACAAACACAACCACAGGAACCCGCTGGTGATACTCTCACACCACAGCAAAGAGATTACATTGCTGCAATTGGCACTGATCAATCTGCCGTACAACCTCCTGTACAACCGGCCGCAAGTGCTGCTCAGCCAGTTTCACAAGATTTTTTCCAAACTCTGCAAGCCTTGGACAAAGCCAAACGAGACATTGTTAAGCGCATGTTACAACTCAAAGCAAAAGAAGCCACCAACGAAGCATTTTCTCCTTCACGTGCTATTGGATCTTTTGCCAAGGCCGCAACTCCTTATGTTAAAAAGGCAGCAGGTGCAGTTGGAACTGGCCTTAAAAAAGCCGGACAAATTGCTGCCGCTACACCAGGCGCTTTGGCCACAGGTGCTGGTGCAGTTGCAGGTACCTGGGGTGGTATGAAACAGGCCTATGCCAAAGGAAAACAAGCTGGACAAAAATATGTTGGCAGCGGTGCAATGAGTGTGGATGATTTGCAAATAGCAATTGCAGGATTTACACCAGAACAAGCAAAACAAGCATTGGCATTTATCAAACAAATTGAAATTGCACAACCAAAAGTTAAAAAAGCAGCCACCGCCAAAACACCAGCTACAAAAACATCATTTGTTCCTGCTGGTGGGAAGGCCACTGCTGCGCCAACAACACCATATCAAATTCCTACCAAACCAGTTGCTACCCCGGCATCAACCATGCCCGAGCTCAATGTTTCAGCATTGGCAGAATCATTGACTTGGAGCAAGAACTGGGATCCAAGCGCAAGTTTGTTGAAAAAATTGCACTAACACTGGCCTTAGGACCGTGTCGGTATCCCCGACCGAAGTAAAAAGATTCGCTACCTTTTTACTTAAACAGGGGATTTTTATGCCAATTTAGTAGACTTTTCTTTAAGCTTTATATACAATGTAATTTTTAAAGGAACGGTTATGGATACTAAATCATTCAACGGCGAGCAAAAACTCAAACTTACCCAAATCATCAATGAGGGCATGGCCGTGATGCACGAAATTGATACCTTGCAAGGTGGCTTGACTGACACCATCAAGGCCATCGCAGAAGAATTGGAAATCAAACCGGCTGTGCTGAAGAAAGCCATCCGTGTAGCACACAAAGCTGAGTTTGGCAAAACCAAACAAGATCAAGAGCTGTTGGAAACAATTCTTGAAACAGTGGGCAAAACGCTATAAATATTGCTTTCAACAGCAACGAGTCGTTCACGTTACGAACATGTAGCAAGGCTATACCGGCCACAAACGGAGACCAATGAGTTATATTGACGCACTATTTGATCGTGAACACGATCGCATTCATGTTGTAGAACGCCGAGACGGTGTTAGACGCTATCAAGAATACCCTGCCAACTACATCTTTTACTATGATGATCCGCGTGGCAAATTTCAGAGCATCTACGGCACACCTGTGTCAAGGTTTAGCACACGCAACAACAAAGAGTTTCGCAAAGAAGTTCGCATGCACTCGGGCAAGCAACTGTATGAGTCGGACATCAACCCCATCTTTCGTTGTTTGGAAGAGAACTACAAAGATCAAGATGCACCTGACATTCACACAGCCTTTTTTGACATTGAAGTAGACTTTGACAAGGTTCGTGGCTTCTCGCCTGTGGAAGATCCATTCAACGCTATCACCGCCATATCAGTGTACCTGAACTGGTTGGATCAAATGGTCACATTGGCTGTGCCGCCTAAACATTTGAGCATGGCCACTGCACAGGAAATGGTTGCAGAGTTTGAAAACACCATATTGTTTGACAACGAAGCAGACATGCTGAAGATGTTCTTGGATCTAATTGACGATGCCGATGTGCTGTCAGGTTGGAACAGTGAAGGCTATGACATACCCTACACCATCAACCGCATCACAAGGGTGTTGACCAAAGACGACACACGCAAGTTCTGTTTGTGGGGACAGTTTCCCAAGAAACGTGTGTTTGAACGTTTTGGTGCTGAGAATGAAACCTATGACCTGGTGGGTCGTGTGCATATGGACTATATGCAACTGTATCGCAAGTACACTTATGAAGAACGCCATTCATACAGCTTGGATGCCATTGCTGAATACGAACTGGGCGAACGCAAGACACAGTTTGAAGGCACACTAGATCAACTGTACAACCAACACTTCACCACGTTTATTCGATACAACAGGCAGGATACTGCACTGTTGGACAAGCTGGACAAAAAATTACGCTTCTTGGAACTGGCCAGTGAGCTGGCACATGCCAACACAGTGTTATTGCAGACCACCATGGGTGCTGTGGCCGTAACTGAACAGGCCATTATCAATGAAGCACACGAACGTGGCATGGTTGTGCCCAATCGCAAACAACGCACGGACTCAGCTGACAATCAAGCCGCTGGTGCGTATGTGGCATATCCACGCAAGGGCTTGCATGAGTGGGTAGGGTCAGTTGACATCAACTCACTGTATCCTAGTGCAATTCGTGCCATGAATATGGGACCAGAGACCATTGTGGGGCAACTGCGTCAAACTCAGACCAATCAGTACATTCGCGAACAAATGGCCAAGAACGGGGGCAAGTTTGCTGAGGCCTGGGAAGGTTTGTTTGCCGCACTGGAGTATACTTCTGTGATGAACAATGAGATTGGCACAGAGATCACTATTGACTGGGAAAGCGGTGAGGAGACTACACACAGCGCCGCTGAAGTTTGGAGTCTAATCTTTGACTCAAATCAACCTTGGATTTTGACTGCCAATGGTACCATATTGAGTTATGAAAAGAAAGGTATCATTCCTGGCTTGTTGGAACGTTGGTATGCTGAACGCAAAGACATGCAGGCCAAGAAAAAGACCGCAACTGATCCCAAAGAAGTTGCGTTCTGGGACAAGCGACAACTGGTCAAGAAGATTAACTTGAATAGTTTGTACGGTGCTATTTTGAATCCCGGCTGTAGATTCTTTGACAAGCGCATTGGACAATCAACCACACTAACAGGACGTAGCATTGCCAAGCACATGGATGCGTACTTGAATGAATGTATCACTGGTGAATATGATCACGTGGGCGAGGCGGTTATCTATGGTGACACAGACTCATGTTACTTCTCAGCATGGCCTGTGCTGAAGAAAGAAGTAGAAGAAGGTCGCATGGAGTGGAGCAAAGAGATTTGTATCCAGTTATACGATTCCTTGGCGGACCAAGTCAACGATTCATTCCCAGGATTCATGGAACGTGCATTTCACTGCCCCAGAGACATGGGCGAGTTGATCCGAGCCGGTCGTGAAACTGTGGCAGACCGTGGATTGTTCATCACCAAGAAACGCTATGCTGTTAACGCCATTGACATTGAGAATGTCAGACTAG